CATCTGCTTTCTCAAGTCATGATTCACAATCTCTCTAAAGAAATTCTGAGTTGAAAGCCATGCGAATAGTACTAGAGTCATCACCAAGTCATCATTTGCTGTCTCTTCTGCTTTGAATGTGTTGTTGACAGAAACAAAAGTTGTCATTTGAGATATGGTATCAAAGTCGTGTACTAATAATTTATCCGATTCGATTAGAGTCTTTAGATTAGAACATCCAATTCGTTTGACGAGAGGTGACATCCGAACGCCAAGTTGAGTTCCACGATCAAATCCTGCCGAAACCGCTTGTGCTTTCTTATTACCTGTCGCAACTTTTAATAGATTTTCATATTCCAAATCTTGATGTAGAATGTCAGCAATCTGTGGGGTACTATTTATCTCAATCAACACATATGCATCATTGTATAGTCGTGCCGTATTATAAATGATAGTTGGATATAACATTGGCGATATGATAGAACTATTATATTTTGCAACTTGTTTATATGGTATTGTCGATATATCAAACACAGAGAATGCTGACGCATCTAAATTACGTCCTTCTGAAACGTCTACGGTAATTGCATAGATGTGATCTTTGTTGACTTCATCATCACCTTTAACTGGATATTCATAGATATCTAGATTCTCATGTTTAGTGATTGGATGATTATAGACTAACATGCCGAGTTTAGATCCGGAGATTAATGTATTTGTAGATCCAAGAAACTCACAACTAAATTCTTGTCTAAATTGTTCTTCTGATGTATTCTTGATTGTCTCTTCTTTCCATTTCTCATCTCGACCTGGCACCATCGACCAGTGAATTTCGAACGTCTTGTATCCGTTTCGTTTATTGATCGCATCAATCCATAACTTGTAGAACAAGTTCATACCATTAGGAGTAGAAACAATAATAATCTTAGTCGTTTTACCAGATGAAATAACTGGATAAACTGAGTTGAAGAACTCGTGTGCAATATTTTGTGGAACGAATGCAAATTCATCTAGGAACACTACGTTAAATGATCCTCCACGAACTGCTGATGATGACGTGGATGCAGCAATAATTTTAGATCCGTTTTCAAGTTCTACGTTACCTTTGTTCCATGTGATAACGCCTTGTTGCATCCACATAGGTAAATTTTCATATGCAAGTTGATACTTTGAAAGAATATCTCGTGCAAGAGAACCTTTGTTTGCAAGAACTGCAATGTTTTGTGAGTGTTCGAATAGCGTCAACCATAGTAGATATGCAACAGATGTTGTTGTTTTACCAACCTGACGAGGACATTTGGTGATGACGAATCGATTCTCATGAAATGTTTTAATCATTTCTTTCTGAAAATCCCACATGTCAAATCCCATCAACCCCTTATCTACGTTGACAATTTTGATATATTTCGATGCAAAATATACTGGATCTTTAGAACATCGAATGTATTCTTCTACTTGATCTTCAGTGTAAGATAATTCTATACCAGCACGTTTTAAAAGTGGATTATCTCTATAGGACGATTTATCAAGTGTCATTACTTCTCTTTAATAATTTAGATAATTCTGATGTTGATCCAACAAAGATTGCTTTATCAACTGTGACATTCGATTCTTTGTTCTTGAGTCCTTTCAGTTCACGAATAGACTTCTGTAGATTCATCAACTTCTCATTTGCTTCTGCTGTATTTTTAATCAGAGTTGCAACAACTTCAAATGCACGAGGATGTTCAGTCTCAGATGCAATTGCTAACAGATGATCAATTGCGTCATTGCCTTTTCTGACTAGAGACTGAAGTGTTTTTCTGGACTCAGCATAGTCCTTCTCAAGATCTGATTCAAGATCTTTTGAGATGGAGGCAATCTCGACGATATCAGTGGATGTTTCTTTTCGCACAACTGATGTCTTAATTGAGGGTGCAACATCAAAGATTTCTTCCATAGATTTTTCAAATTTAGACATAACCTAATATTACCTTTACGTGATACCAGTACCGCTAATCATCCATGTGTTAGCAGCAACTTGAAGAAGAGTAGCCATACCGTATGTTGTCACGTTGCGTGATGCTGATGTTGTGTTTCCTGCCAAATATAATGAAACTCCAGTGTTAGGAGTCACATTTACGTTTGCACTCGATGTTGTTCTTGAAACAACCATAATTGTTGTACCATTAGAAAACGATATCGCGTTTGATGTCGGAGGAATATACAACGTTACATTAGATGATTGTGTGTAATATAAATGTTTGCCTGCATCTGATGCAACTAGTGTATAGTTCGTATTCTGTGCATTTTGTGGAACAATCTGTGCCGCCGTGTTGGCAGCATTGAATGCTAATGATGCAGTGTTCGATGCCGCATTGGCAGAATTGAACGCTGCGCCAGCATAAGTGAAAACAATACTCGACGAGTTTGTGACATAAGATTCAGATGCCATTCGAACGCCACCCGCAGTATTGCCTGTATGGACAGTAACAATATTGTTGGTTGTTTCAACAATTAATTCACCTGCTGCGCCCGTTGTGTTTGCAACTACTGTGTTAGCATATCTTTTAAATTGAAGCGTTCTTGCCATTTTAATTACCTTTAATTAAGTAAGTCTATTACTCTTTCGTTTTGTATTAGTAGATCATCTGAACCCATCTCAAATGGTAAATCACCAGAGAAATCAGAAGATGTTGTAATCGTTTGTGGGAAATCTGGATATTCAAACATCTGCGTAGTATATGTATAATTATCAACACTTGTTGCATCTGTTGGCGTCGGAGTAATAATAGTCTGAACAAGTTTGTTCGGTTTCAAATCAATATTACACACGTTCCATTTAGCATCAGTTGACATTCCAATTAAAGGTGTTCCTGTTATAAAATGTCCATGTGAGAAAGAAATCTCTAATAATTTTGAAGTAGGATTCCAACCCACTACAGTGCCTGTTGCTGTCGCAGTGTCTAATGAATATCCTTGATATACTTTTTCGTTTATCTTATAGTTTCCGAATCCTGGTCGCGTATCATCACATAACGTGAAAATTATATTCCTATCTGCTAAAGTGTTGTCATCATAAATGTTTGTGATAGCAGCGCGAATAATCTTAGGTTCTCTGATTGCACCGTAGATATATGCTTTGACCGTGAAGTTTAATGTCCAAATAACAGTTCGAATCTTGCTGTTGTAGTCACCTTCATACTCGATGTCGTGTGAAATTCCTTTAAACACAATAGGAACTTCTTTAATGATTCCCATCTCTTCAACTAGATTTACGTTAATCGTATAATCTGGAGTAAAATATGGTAGAATCTTTTCGATAATTTGTGCAGAATCTTCAAAGTTTCGAACATAAAGATATAACGAAAAATCAAAGTCGAAGGGCACTGGATTATAGACCGCCAAAGTTACGCCATCTTCTGTGTGTTTGTTTTTATAATTTGTGTTTAACTTTCGTGCTGCATCATAACTCATGTTTGTCATTTCATACGACAACATGGGCAAAGTAATCTGAACTTTCTTATCGAGCATCGGATCACTTTCTAATCTAGAAACATACTTCTCTTTTGGACCATAGATGATTGGAACTAAAAAGTTCTCATACTCAAGTCCAGTCTCAGTGTATCGGTTGAGTTTAATTTGATTGAAGAAATCGCCAAATGCTACGATTATTTTTCTGATAGTTTTATGATATGAGTACATTATAATCTACCAAAAGGATTTATTTCTATAATGTCATCAACATAATTTGTTGCTTCAACTTGAATCAGTTTATTATCGTACATTTCTCTTTCTTGTGGATCAACTAAATCATCAGGAGAAGATGTTGTAATATGGAACGCATTTGAAGTGTTACCTACAATATACATTCCAGATGAAAATGTTCCAACTAGATCGGTGATCTTGATAACGCCGTCATAAACATTCCAATATGTACATAGTCCAAATGCAGTGTTAGCTGGATTGTGAACATATTCACCAACAAGATAGTTGCCGTTACCAGATACAGTGTTGACATTCATAGAGATTGTATAAGAGTCTTGTACAACAATATCGTCAATCATAGGAACACCAACACTGATATCTTCTTGTGAATACTTGAATTTCTCTAATTCTAGTTTATAGAAATACGGATATTTGTTACCCAACACATAGAAAGAATCTGTATAATTGACAAATTTAATCTCATACATTTCACCAGTTTGTGAAAGAAATGGAATATAAATTAGATCACCTTCTCTTGGTCTATCATATAAACTCTGAGGTAACCATCTCGCAAAAGATCTTTTTGAAAGTATAACAGACATATTATTTCTAATTTCTAATCCAAACTTGGAGAAGAATTCTCTTTCGCCCTCATAACCATCTACGTTAACGATGTATACTTCGATTGGATATGCAGTTTTAAATTTGCGAAGTGGATCTTCTCCGTAAATCAAATCTCTTGCAGCATCATTCACGTTTGGAATATAGTGAACATCAACCCCATTGATCTTGATGGTTTCTACCATCAAGTCTTCCATGAGTCTTTGCTCTGGTTTGGAATTGAAATTATTGAAATAATGATTTACTGGCATATTAGTTCAAATAAAAATCGACAGGCAGTGAATAAGAATCAATCATTTCTTTTTCTAACTTTTCAATTTCTGCACTCGCTTCTTCGAAGATTTTATCGCCGTTTAATGTCACTCCACCAGGCAATTGCACACCGGCAAACTTTTTCAAATTATTACCCCAATTTCTTTTTATCAATGCAGTTGCATATTCTTTTAACCAACGA